GCGGTGCCTTTGTGACAGATGTGGTGACGGAACTGAAGATGTCGCCCAAACCCCGAGCTACAGTTTTGCACACGGAGCAGGGCATGATTGAATGTGCGCCTGATAATTTCTTTACCTTACTAGGTAAACTTGTGGAGATGGGCGGATGGTTGCTAGTCTTAATCTTTGTAGTTCCAATGATACTGGGGTGGATTCTTCCGGGGCCATTGACTACTCACGGCAAAAAGAAAAAGCAAAACCACTTGTTCTCGTAGCTTGGCGCGATATTCTATCCGATGACGGGTGGACTAGAGCCAAGGATGTATCCTGTCCTACCTTTTATTCAGTTGGTTGGTTAGCTTATGAGGATGAAGACACATTAAAAATAGCCTCAACCCTTGACTTCGATGACTTTACAGATGAAGCCAAGGGAGAGGCAATGCCGATACCATACGGTATTACAGCCTTTCCTAAGGGCTGTGTTGTAGAGGTTAAATATATCTAAGAGATACTACGCTGGGTGATAGCTCGTATTCCGTTGTAGTACCCTTCACCATCCAGACCTTCAAGCATTATTATTCCACGCCACCACTGGTATTCTGTGTCTTGACACCAAGATTCAGTGTACTTAGGGTGGGAATAACAACCTGCTGAAAGTCCGAATATCTTTTGACCGTCCGGTCTTGTCTGTTCTGCGTGATTATACAGATGTGAATGCCCTTGCACAGCAGAGCAATGTAACTTAGTAACCAGCGCATGACCTATGTGTACAGAACTAATAGGTCTTCCAGCCACACCAGATGTGAAGTAATGACTGAAGGTTATACCCTTTATTGTAACACATTTCTTAAACGGTGTCACCTTCCAGCCAAATTCTTTGTACTTTAAGTCCACTATTCCTATAGCTCCGTCTAACTCTGGAGTAGTATTGACAGCCCTGGTAATCCTATCTTCGTGATTACCCAGGGTCATGTGTAACTTAGGCTTATAGTTTCTTACCTTCTTGATAGGTGCGAACAGTTTATTCTGTGCGTCTATCACAGCCTCAATATCTTTCCTGTAACGTCTACCTTCAAACCCTTTAGTACCTCTATCATACGATGATAAGCTAGGCATATCAGCCATGTCACCGATACACACTATAACATCTGGTTTCTCACTAGCTATAAACTTACCTAACGCAGTGAACCTGTCATTATCATAATCAGGATGTGCGTGAGGATCGCCAATCACTAATAGATTCATTACCATTGTCTCCTTAGATATGCTATCGCAGCCTCGTTTAGCTGCTCCATAGTATCGAACTCTCTATCATCAGAGTATTTACAATACTCTCTACTGTCTGAGATAAAATATTTCCACTTATCTTTCTCGTTTCTATACCTTTCTAACCTGTTGTCACTACAGAATGGGTTATCTTTAACTCTCCCCATGTTGTACGCACTACCCTTACCCCACACTATCTCCCACTTTATCTCTTCGTTCATTGTCTGGCCCTCTTAGTTCCTTATCATAACTCCAAGAGTCTTGTTTTATTCTCTTAGAACTCCACTGTCTTACATCAAGACAGTTAAAGAACGTACTTATATGTCCAGTAGGATTAAACTTTTTTTCTTCATAGGCTCCACTCCCCTTATCTAATCTTAGTATTATGCCTCTCGGCGTGGTATCGAATTGGTGCATCAGTCTTATAGCGTATTGGTATGCAGCTAACTGTAAGTAGTATGGCTTGTAAACTTTCTTTGAAGTCTTGAAATCAATCACACAAGGCATTCCATTTACGATAGCAACAGCATCAGCAGTACCAGCATAGCTATATTTAGCAGGAATATTCTCGTCATCTTCGTAGTATATCTTCTCCTCGGTAGCTATCCATTCTATTTCATTATTAGATGCCCACTTAATAAACGCATGGATACAATTTGAAACTTCTTCATCCTCTTCCGGTATCTCAAGCGGTTCATCCCTCTCTCCCATCTTCCATTTGATTCCTTCACTAATCCAGTGGTGAACCTCATTACCCACATCAGCAGCGTGTTCACTGATTGCCTTTGATGCGGTGAGTATACCCTGATGTATATGCTCTACTACTCTCTGGGGTATCACAAAGGTAGCAGGGTCTGGTCGGCGGTACGGCTCAAGAGATTGCAGAAAGAAACCTGCGCCTTCTTGAACCGCCCAATCCACCAAATATTTTGGAAAGCAGGAGTCAATTACCCTGGTAACAGAAGGGATTTTATTACCGTCAACTGTGTACGAATGCTTGTCATTATCGTACTCTAATTCAAACCTTCTACCATCAGTGTAAGCTATCTCCATATTACCCCCTCAGAGGCTCTGTATTGCCCGTCACGGCATTCTTAGTAAGTACCCCTACCCACCCTATTACCACGGGATGTCATCCTTGTTACCAGCCGGAGCCTTCGGAGCTTCTGGCTGCATCCATTTAGACCCACCGGAGCTACCATTACTATTCTGCGCCCATCTTTCCTTAGCTTCTTCCTTAGTTAAGATGTCATAGTCAGCAGTATACTTGGTCACTTGGTCAGAATCCATAGGCCGTACTTCTATGTCAACTGCCGGGCCATTCTCCCTAGTATTATTTTTACCACCCATCCAATGCCAACCAGCCTTGGCAATGTATACCTTACCACTCCAATCATCCATCCAGTCAGCAGTCTTCCGATCACTTGTCCAAAGACCTGCTCTGTTCTCAACAACGTACTTGTCAGCCATGCTTTTACTCTCCCATTTGTTTAATGTTCGCTCCCATTTATCAGGAGCAGGTTTGTGATACATCCAATCAGGATCATCGTCTTTGGTTTGCACTCTCCGTTCTCCAGATGTCTACCTCTCTTTGCCATGATTCACGCCTAGCTTCCAGAACATATAACTCTACTGTTGCTTCAGATAATTTTTCGACATGGTTTTTATATGCCTGTGAAGTATAAGCATGGGCATCTCTCTCTGCTACAGTGCCTGTGCTATTTAGATACTCCTCTGATTTGATACCTTTGACAACCGTTGGAGCTAACGCAACATATGCCCTAAGCGTACCGTACTCAACGTCTGTATCTGTTAGTGCGTTGTGTGCAGCATCCATTGCAGCTTCAGTATTTTCAATCATAGTATCTCCTATAAACTTCGTTCATCTCTTGCGTTCAGCAATGTAAGTATTGGTTGACTGATCTTATCGTATAACATTGCAAATTCTGGATCAGCTATATCGGTACTTAGACCCTGCTCCTCTGCTACTGTGTCACATATTAGGGACATCAAATCATAGTTATCAATCATCTAAGTCTTCTCCAAATAGTATGTTACTGTGTGTAGGTTTACGATCATTGAATACTATTATACCACTTCTGAATGCTAATTGCAAGGTTTCTAGTATCTTTCTTGCTTGGCTCAGTCTCATAACATCTGCCTTTTCATCATTGCCTACGTGCAGGTGAGCATGGCATACATAACACAGAGGTTCGACAAGGAAGTCATCAGCTTTGATACCCATACCACCAGCTAGTCCTGTCTCTGCCCCTCTCAAGTGATGAGCTACTACAGTATCATCCTTGATGCCACACTCAGCACATGCTAGGTTCTTACCTACCCAATTAGTATAGTCTTTGCAACTCCATCGTTTAGTTTTACCTAGTTGATTTATGTTCATTGTTTCCTCACTAGCTATTAAGTGTAGCCAATACATCATCGAAAGGTCTAAATCTTCCTACAATATACTTGGGCAGTTGTAAGGAAGGGCGACCATTTATTCTTGTTGACTGTCTATTCTTTCCTGCATTTACTGTCCCAAGAAACTCAAAAATATCTGAGTCTTTGTAGCCATTGTACTTAACGATGTGCCCATACTCATTCCCAGAATGTCTGAATCCACATTCATATAGGGCAGACTCCAGCGACCTAAACCATCGCTTATGCTCACGACCATTTACGTTTACATCGCCGGGGAATGGGTTGGTCGGACTATTCGTTCTCTCCCCAACCATGTCCAAAGCTCTCTCCCCTTTCCTCGCAGTAACCATTGGTTTTTCAGGCGTTAGCTTTCTCTTACCACTATCAAAATAAACAGGTTGTTGTGAGTACCCCCACGGTTTTCTAGCATGGGGCCATCTAACAGGTTTTAGTAACTCAGGAGCTACTTCAGGAAAGTCCAAATCACACCTAACTGTAAGTGGTTTAAACTTGTTATACTGGTCAGCATAGAATCCTGAGTCCATACTACCTGTATACACCTCGTCAAAAGGACAATTCCAAGAAGGTGTGTGCCGATCATGTACCCACCTATGCCAAGGAAACTTTACCCACCTGTCCATAAACTCTGCGCCATCTACTATCCATATTATACCATTAGCATACTTGGTATAGAAATCTTCTCTAGCTAATATAACATCATCTGATAAAGTGGAGTGTTGAAACTCTATAACTTTACCGTTAGGCAGGCACACATCAGCCCTGTGAAACTCATCAGAATCAGTGCTGTGTATAGTAACTTCCCTATACTCAGGTGGAAACTGATTCTTCCATTCTCTATGCCATTCTGTTTCAGCTTCAGCCCAAGGATCACAATCCTCTCCTGATATATGCGCCCAATGATGTATATTTATATTACCGCATTTACTTAATACTTCTCCACCACAGCCGGGGCATTCTGCTCGTTGCCCTGTATGAGAGGGCATTGACTTACTCCCATCTAGCGTAGCGTATTGCATAGTTAGCTTACTCCTTTTTTCCACATGGGAATAAAGCCTTTATTCTTAAAGAAGTCATAGGTAGTTTCGTATACTCCATCACTGAGGTACACGCCCATACCCGGTGCTACTTCATCCCATTCACATGCTTCCCAATACCATATAGGTTTCTTTCTCAGCAACTTTAGTACCCAATACTTTATATACTGGTCAGGCATTGCCCAAAATGGGGGGTCAAATCTCTCGACCGTATAACGTAACTCTCTCATATAATAGTAGAGCCACTTCTTCCATCTTGGCCTGTCTCGCAGCTTGTTCATATCTCGCATACTCCTGCTGTGCAAGCAACTTCCTGACTTGCGATTGTGTTATCAGTCTCTTCAACTATAGAACTCCAGTCAATACTCTTAGGCATCTTAGCGAATAACTCTTTGTACTTCTGCTTAGTAATGTCCTCATACGGAGCTTGCTCATACACATGGCCTTCATCAGCGGAAGGTAGGAAAGATATACCATTGACTATATTCCAGTTATCCCATATCCACCAACCAACAAAGGGCCATTCATCTTCTGGTATGTAGCAAGTCATGGAAGGTTTGTGTTCACACCAGTGTTCAGACATTAAAGCCCACATACGTAGTTGCTTCTCCGGGTCTATGTCATGTCTAGTGAGAGCATCCTCTGGAGACTTCATTGGAAATGAAAAGACGTAAGCATCCTTGTTGAACTTATCCACCTCACAAGGAACACCAGCATCTATCATTACTTTAGCTAACGGGTCTTTGATATCATTACGAACCCTTCTTATATAGAAATCGCTATGCCTCGGGTGCATACCGCTGGCTGAATTAACAAGCTGACTCACAGTACCTGACGGTTTAACACAAGTAATAGCAGTAGAAGGATTTATCCCTAGCTTCTTAGCCCACTTCTTGTTAGTTACCTCAGCTATCAACCTCAAATTGTGCACCTCTTGAGTCGGGAATGACTGAGTAAAGTATTTACAATCCCAGATACCAGTGATGGACACACCAAGTAACCTCTCTTCCTCACAATTTTTCTGCCATATTTTACGCAGGAATCTAAAGTCTGTGAGTGATGACTGTAGTGTGCCAAGTATAGTGGCAGCTTCTACCTTCTTCTTCAGTGACTCATAGGTATCTCCCGGCCTAGCTACTAGCTCTGTAAGGTTGCAGAATTGTGCACTGCGAAGTACGATTTCGCTGCATGGATTTGTGCCGAACTCATGGTCTGTATCCCTGCGCTCTGGTGCCATATCCTTACAGGCTTCACGATTAAATATGCCACGCTCACCTGATCTGGATTCATAGATAGCATTCCATTCCCGCATGAACGCACCGACATCTGGCTTTTCAGTGTAACATATACTATTGTTGGCTAGTGTGCGTTGAGGATTCTCTACGTACCAGTTACCCATCTTAGCGTGACGCATACGTTCATCACTGTGGTTAGACAGGTTAATCATTGCAGTCCTACGTACACCGCCAACTACTACGCACTCTCCAATGTAGCACATCACATCATGTAGCTCAATGGAGTTTAGTTTCCTACCTGCTGCTCCTTTGAATACATTGGTTATGTTGTGTAGTGTGAGTGCAAACGGTTCTCCCCCGGACGCTCTCCCGCCAAAGGTTTTAAGTGGTGCACCTGCTGGCCTCACCCTGGATATGTCTACCTTCGGTACTTTACCACTGTACAGTAGACGCACGTACTCATCAAGGGCAGTTGCCCATCCTAGCTTGGAGTCTCTGACCACTACAACAGAGTCAGTGTCATGGAACTCTTCAGCTACTTCTGGTAGCTTGGCTATGTGTTGACGCTCAACAGAGAACCCAAGTCCTGTACCATTCATCTGAATGTATAGTGACTCACCGAATACTCTGATGTGATCGACTGCAACGTAAGCACAGTTGTAAGCACAGACATTCTCTCTGTCTAGTGCAACTCCGGCTGTCATTAAACTTCGCATGGAAGGCATGACATCCTTGTTCTTTATCATCTTCCTAATGGCTGGGATAGAGACAGCAAACTTCTCTTCCATGTAGTTACAGTATCTGTCTACTGTCTCTTCCCATGTCTCACGCCTTTGTTTATCAGGAAGATACCTTGCATACCTAGAGATAGCAATGTACTCTTCGTAAGGTGTGTTACTCTCCATATGCACTTCGCAATGTTACGTTAGCACCATCATATTCACCTGTCTCATCATCACGGTAGGTGTTAGCAACAAACTCCTCACCCATCATACGCCTAGCAGAACAAACTTTGTCTCGCGCATCTATGAGTCTGGTGTAATCTTCAACAGCCATGCGCTGAACCTGCCATTCGTACATCCATATATCATCACAGAAGGATGACAACACATCGTGTTGTTCCTGCATAGCGACTAACAAACGCTCGTTGTCTTCTGACTTCTGCGCCTTAGTCTTCTTCACTCGATTAGCTTTCTGCATATCATGTACCGTCACTTTTATTTCTCCTTGAAGTCATCTGCTTCGTCTTCGCCCATGATGCCAAACTTATAAGCACCCACTATTTTCAACACTACCCTAGATAAACCACGCTTCTCTGCCATAGCTGAGTGGTACGGTGGCTGTTGTTTGGTATTTTCTGATGTTGATTCCCCAAAAGATTCAACAATTAGATCACCTTTTTTGCCGATAGCTTTTACAACAGCGTAATCTTTTTCCATTCGTATCCATTCAAACCTAACATGTATATCATTGTTATACTGTATCTTTTCGATACCTTGACGTTTGATAATCCATATAGACTTACTATTACGTTTGAATTCAAACAAGTCTTCTTCACGGTAAAGGTTGTTATCCTTAACCAACTTATTCATAAACTCACTGCGTAACATAGGTTTCTCCTATTCAGTACCGCCGTAGCTGATTTCCTTTTCTGGTTTAACTTTAATATGTTTCCACTCTACAACATTGCCTTCTTCGTCACGAACATAAGCAACTTCATATTCATCTTCAACCCATCTACCAATTTTAACCTTGGTTCCTTCCTCTGGAATGGTTGACATCGTGTAAGCATCATTCCAATTATACATCGGATTGCGTACCATGTCAAATAATTGTCTAACATCTCTCATAGTTTTCTCCTAAAATTTAATGTAAGAACAGCGATTTATAAAATGTTCTGCATCAACTACAGCCAGAGGCTTCTGATTGTTACGTTTGATTATCAGTAGTGCCTCATGATTACCTGCATTTGATACAGCTTGCTCGTAAGATTTCCATACGCTGATGCGCTCCTGGTTCTTGCACTCTACTGCATACGGAAATTTAGTACGTGCGTTAGGTGAGAGCATGATGTCCTCACCTGCTGCACCCATTGATCGTGATTGCACATCATCAGCCTTCACATTGCAAGCGCTGATGATAGCATCACGTACCCATTGCTGTAGCTTTCTGCCTTTAGCTTTTGCCGATTGTGTATTCATTACGCAGCCCGTTGCCAGAGGTATACCGGGTGCACTCCGGCTCGATACATGACTACATTCAGGGATTGACTCGCCCGGGGAGGAGGATTCCCAGAATAGTACATCGTAATTATCTCCTGCTGTCTCGTTGCCATTTTAGAAACAAACCAAATGGTACGTGAGGGTTGTCTAGTTTTAGTTCTTCTGCTACATAGGGTGCAAACTGTGTACCGTACTTCCTACTCCAGTGGTAGTCACAGAAGTAACTAGGATGATATTGAGTAGCAAGTTTCTTACACTCTGGGTCACTGCATCTCGCCATTAGTATTCTCTCAATTTGGTGGGCAAGGATGGATTCGAACCACCAATGCATACGCATTCTGCCGGGTTACAGCCGGGAGCTTTACCAGTTCAGCCACTTGCCCGTAGTACCTCTCGCTTCTGCTTTGCCATCAACTCTCTCCAATCTCCTGTTGTCTGTTTCCTATTATACACAATAGGCCCATCCATGTCAAGAGATATAGCCGGTTTCTTCTTAGGTGGTTTCCAGTAATGGTTTATAGTCTTACCTATTCTCTGTGTTATAACAGCGTTAGCTAAAGAGGCATAACCTAATCCACCTGTATATATTATTCTTTGTTTCTTATGATAGCTTTTCTCTGGCCCTTTATAATCTTGTAGTAAAAAGTATACTTCGAATATATCTTTTCTAGCTCTTAGCTTTTGTCTAGTAGTTACATTAGTAAATTTATTTATTCTATCTACTGTGTCTAAACATTTATTAAGATAATAATCTAAGTAGAAACCATCTCCTTTTTTTATATCATGTCCTATTCTATTAGGTATATTCTGTATCTCTTTTACTATCTTCCTTAGAGTTGGTGTTATATTTCTTTTCATGTTGTTATTATACCACAGTTGTACACTAAAAGCAACAAAAAAATAAGGTTTATTACTTCTTTACTATCAATTAGTTATATAATTTCAGTAGTTATATGAAGGGGTATACATTAAAATGGATGATACATATAGCCGAACACGTAAATTGAAACGAGCCAAGCGTAGAAACTGGGTTGCCAAACATAACGAGCATAGACCCCAGGTACACCGAGTTAAGAATAAACCTCGGCGTACCAGACCGTTCACGTTTGAAGAACTAGACGAGTTGTAATCGTTCGTCACGGTACTCATCGAGTAACCTCTCTGCAACTACGTCTACAGTTAGGGGTCTATAATCTTCTCCATTCTCGAATAGATGATACATAATTGACTCCATCTGAGAGCTAGTAAATTCTTCGCCCTGCTCTGCTGCTAATGCGTCAAGCTCTTGCTCTACTTCAATCATAAAATCTTCAAAGTCCATTATATTTCTCTCCATTCGTTAAGGTTGTACCATTGCCAAGCATCAAGAAAACCTTTATAAGGTTTGTCTATCAGTTCTGCTAGGTATCCTTGTCTGCTATCAGACAGGATTATTTTAGCTTCGATCACCTGTCCTGTATCGGTATGCTCTAGCTTAATCTTTTGTCCTCTCTTTTTCATTTGCTCTCCATTTCAAGTAGTGAATCTTCGAGTGCATCGTACATACGCCAGTTATTAATTTCTTCCTGGTACATCTCGTTATCATAACGGCTCTGTTCGTATGTATATTCTTGCATCTGGTCACGCCGTCTAGATAATGCTTTGTAATCAATAGGTTCCGTTGGTTCTAGTGATGGCTCGCTAGTTAGGATTGGTCTTAGAAATCTAGTCATTGCTTTGCTCCTGTTCATGCAACCAAATCTCCCTATCTTGGATTGCTGTGTTGATGTCAAAGGATAGATTACCAAGGTGATCCAGGTCTGTCAAGTGAGTACCTAATATATCACCCGAACTATCGAACAGTCTTAGAATCACAACATCTGTTGCCGGTCTTGGTTCCAGTTTTATATGTACCAATTCGTTTGCCACTTCCTTAGTAAAATTACTCATGCTTATCTCCAGTTGTTGAGACTATAGCATACCAGACAGAGAGAGTGTTGTCTGTCCAGTATGCGTTTAGTTCTGTTCTTAATGCGACATCATCGAATCAATTTCTTCTTGTTCGATTGTCACAGCTTTTACACCGTCCAGGTATTTGTTAATGTGTCTGGTTGTGGTGCTTGAATACCATTCGTTTGTTCTGAAGTATTCGTGATCTAGTACAGCGTTGTTTGCCTCGCCTCTGTAATACCCTGCAACTGGTGTGGAATAACTAAACAATATTTCGGTGCCATTGTTCATCCGAATTAGTGTCATGTTTGAACCGCATGGTTTAAGTTTCATTTATAGCTCCTGTTGTCGTGTGATTACTTTAATTTTGTACCCTAGTTCCTTTATACTATGCCGTACCTCATTTGTCAAGGTTTTAGTTTGAGCGATGGCGCAAAATAGCTTTGCCTTGTCGCATATAGGATATACGAAATCGCTACCGTAGACAGATTTAATTTCCACGTTGATTTCCATTTAGGTTGTCCCGTGTGAATGGTTGGTTGTCGTATAGGCTGAGTCACCGTAATAAAAATCAGCCTCGTTTCCTGCCATTACTCCGACCGGCCCAGCGTCTTGAGTAAAGCCCCATATTTTCATACGCTCTTTCCAGGTGGGATGTATTGGTGCTAATACTTTGACCTGTTGCCCTGCGTACTTGCCATCTTTGATTGTGTATCGGTTAATTACTGTCATGTTAAGCTCCTTGTTTAGACTACCTGTAGTCCGTTAATTTTCAACTGTATAGCAGATTCTAGCAGAAAATGACCTACCATGCAATGCCTGGGAGCGTCATTAACTTACGAGAAAACGACACAGTAAAACACCAGAAAAAATGCTGCCGTTAATGCAAAAAACCCAAGTAAATTATTCATTCTGGCCCCCACATGTTGTCAATCTGTGGGATACCGTAGTGTGTGCCAATGGTAGCGGTAACAGTCTGATTCCACCAGTTTTGTATAGAATAGCCTAGTTGTGCATCTGGTTGCGTGCAACAATGCCAACCGTCTACCCTAACAAAAAAGCGTGGGTTTCCATTGGTGCTGCTTGTTAGCCTTTTAACAAACTCCAATTTTCCGGTATGCTTTGTTATGTTCTTCATTATTTATACCTCTGCTTTATGAACTTGAACTACTGTACCTGATTTGTTCTCTACAATAACAACAGCGCGCACATAATCGCGCCTAAACATAGCAACCGCCACAGGTATTTCATGTTTTGACACGTTGCATAGTTGACTTATACACTTGTTGTTTTCAATCGCGACTACTGTAAACATGGTCTTTGCCTCTGTAGTTAATAAAGAATAACAGAGTGTACCAAACTCTGCTATCCTTTGCCAACTATAATTGTGCCAAATAACCACAAATCAGATAATTAAATCCGAAGAACTGTACAAGATTAAGACCCAAGAAACACCACATAAATATCCTGGTGTACTTTAAGTCCTCGCGAAGTATTGCCACCATTGTTTGAAGTCTCATGTTTATTCCTTGCCGGTTACAATGCCACCGGCTGGGCTTAGAGGAATTATTCGTACGGTTGGTAGTATCTTTTTGTCATCCTTGGATGATTACTTTCTAACAGCTGTATAGTTTCATCGCATACATGACCACAATTCCAGTTACTAGAGATAGTGCCGTCTGAATCTTGCATAATCTCCACTCTTAAGCGGTACAACTTATTTAGCAACTTCTCGAATTCCTGATATGTCACATTATTCCCCTCTTGATTGAATAACTGAATTGTACATTACCCACATAAGAGATGCAAGCCTAGAAACGACCAATAGCATTGAATAAACGACATCATATGATATTAATATATAGGCAATACCTGACGCGCTATCGCTTGTCTGACTCTGCAGGAGTGCACGATGATACGACAATCGCGCCCACCTTTGAGTCTCGATATGAAAAAGCCGATAAAGAATCTATACACAAGGCTACTATTCTCTATAGGGTTATATCACTCCTGAACAACCGCTGTTGCCGTGCGTAGGGAGCGGAGCGGGGTAGCTGTTAGGCTTGTAAGGATATCCAACCCACACGCACACACGGTGCTTGTAGGGTTCTGTTAGGATGAGCGCAGCGAATACCCATGTTGGTGTTATCTGTCTGCCGTTGTTGCTGTGTTGTTGCTAATCGGAGCCCAGGTACCACCCCCTTTTCTTTTTTACATTATAATATATATCCTTCCCATACAGCGGAGGGTAAATAGACAACATAATCAAACACTAATATGGTACAGAACGAGAAACATCGCAAGTTTATAGACACTTATGCACTCTCTGGTAACTCAACACAGTCTGCAATAGAGGCTGGTTATTCAGAGAAGTACGCTAAACAGACAGGATATAAGCTAAAAACTCAATATCAGGATGAAATAGCTGCCAGGGTACATACTATTCTACCCCAGATTATTTCTGAGAATCTTGCTATTGTCCAAACTCTAGCCAGAGAAGGTCAATCTGAGTCTGTACGTCTTAATGCATCTAATAGTCTACTAGACAGAGCAGGGTTAAAGCCTGTAGAGCGCATAGAAACCAGTACATCTGATAGAACCCCGGAAGAAAGGAGTCAAAGGATAGATGCCCTCCTCAAGAAAAGGCAGCATTAGTAAGGAAGAAGAGAAAGAATTAGAAGACTTATTAGCTGAAGAAGAGCTTGAGAATCGCTTTAGCAGAATAAATAGCTACGACCCTTACCCCTACCAAAAGAAGTTCCATAAAAGTGGCTCAGAGGCAAACCAGAGGCTCCTGATGGCTGCTAACCGCATAGGGAAGTCCTATTGCGGGAGTATGGAGTTATCTTACCATCTGACAGGTATATATCCTGATTGGTGGGAGGGAAGGGAGTATGACCATCCTATCGTTGCATGGGCAGGTGGTGTGTCCAACGAAACAACGAGAGACATTGTACAATTTGAACTATTGGGTTCCCCTGATGACCCGGATGCGTTTGGTTCCGGTACTATACCGAAAAACTATATAATAAAGACTGAACGGAAGCCCGGTGTTCCTAATGCCAAATCGGTCGCCCTAATCAGGCACATTAGCGGTGGGAACTCTTCTTTATTCTTCAAAGCCTACGAGATGGGTGTAGAAAAATGGCAGGGCAGGTCAGTAGATTGTATCTGGTTGGATGAGGAACCAAGCAGAGAAATCTATTCACAGGCTGTAACCCGTACTCTTGACAGGAAGGGTATGGTATATATGACCTTTACCCCGGAAGCGGGGATGACTGAGACAGTTGCATCCTTCATGAATAACCTTCAGCAAGGACAATCCCTGACAAACGCTACATGGGATGACGCATCTGAGAAAGTCCAGACCATGAATGGAGAGCAGGGTCATCTCAGTGAGCTTGTAATGGAGCAGATACTCTCCAGTTATAGCCCACATGAGAGAGAGATGCGGAGATATGGCAGGCCATCTATAGGTTCCGGCCTTATATTTCCTATTAATGAAGAGAAACTAATGGTCGATCCTATACATATAGAGGATCATTGGCCTAGAATAGCAGCAATAGACTTTGGTTGGGATCATCCGACAGCAGTAGTTTGGGGTGCTATTGATCGTGATGAGGATGTATTTTATGTCTATGATTGCTATAGAATGTCGAAAGCGTCACCCTCTTCTCATGCGGAAGTTATACGCTCTAGACCCCATTTTATCCCCATTGCTTATCCCCATGACGGTAATAGACGAGATTCTATGGGTAATCCCGGCCTGGCTGACCAGTATCGTAATCTAGGGTGTAATATGAGGCTGGATCACTTTACTAATCCACCTGCATTGGGAGAGAACAAAGGTGGTAATAGTATCGAAGAAGGTTTAATGGCAATGATTCAGGCCATGGAAAATGATAAGTTCAAGGTATTCAGTACCCTGTCGGATTGGTTTGAGGAATTCAGGATGTATCATAGAAAGGGCGGTAAAGTTGTACCATTACGAGATGATCTAATGTCTGCAACACGCTACGCTTTTCAATCACAACGCTTTGCTATAGCTGGAGAAGACCCATCATGGACAAAGGATGTAGCTTACGGTAACTATGGAATTGTTTAATGGCGAAAGAAAAGATAACTGAGGACGAACTATTAGCTAGGATCAGAGATGAAATCACTGAATCTTTAGGCTATGGTGATGAGATATCCAAACAGCGTGAAGCTGCTATGGAGTATTACTATGGTCAGCCATTCGGCAATGAGGTTGAAGGTAGAAGTCAGTTTGTAGATTCCACGGTACAAGATACAATAGAATGGATGAAGCCTTCATTGATGCGAGTATTTGCATCCGGGGACGAGATGGTAAAGTTCACTCCTCATGGCCCGGAAGACGTACAGATGGCTGAACAGGCAACTGATTACGTTAATTACGTTTTTACAAAAGACAATCCGGGTTGGGAGATACTCTACTCCTGGTTCACGGATGCCCTTTTATCTAAGAACGGAATCGTAAAAGTCTGGTGGGAAGAATATGATGAAGCTGTTAGGGAAGAATACAAGAACTTAACAGACGATCAGTTCAATTATCTTGTCTTACCAGAAGAAGTAGAGGTTGTTGAGCATACTGCCCACTCTGGCGGTGGTGAGTATGGCGCACAACCTATGCAGGAAATGGCTGTTACATTCCATGATGTAGTTATTAGACGAACAGGGAAGAATGGTAAAGTAAAGATTGAAAATGTACCACCTTCTGAGTTCCTGATTTCCAGAGAATCCAAGACTATACAGGATGCAAGATTTGTCTGTCATAGGGTAAAGAAAACTTTATCTGAACTAAGAGAGATGTACCCGGATGAATCGCTTGATGTAGAAGATTTAACTGGTGGTGACGAGGATATGGGACATTTGTTCGGGGAATCCCAGGCAAGGCATGATTTTGATAATAGTAATAGCTTCGGGTTTAATGATAATGCAGCATCTGAAGATGCTTTGAAAGAATACTGGCTGCATGAAAGTTATCTGAAAACTGACTATGATAATGATGGTATTGCCGAACTCAGGAAGTTATGTACTGTAGGTTCTAAAGTTCTTGCTAATGATGCGATAGATTCAATACCATTCGTATCTATTACTCCGATAAAGATTCCACATAAGTTCTTTGGCTTGTCGGTTGCCGATCTTGTTATGGATTTGCAGCTTATGAAAAGTACCCTGATGCGGAATCTAATGGATAATATGTACAACCAGAACTTCGGCAGATATGCGGTATTAGAAGGGCAAGCAAACTTAGATGATTTGCTCACACAACGTCCGGGCGGTGTAGTCAGGGTTAAATCACCCAATGCCGTCACACCTCTTGTAACACCACCTTTAGAGCCTTATTCATTCCAGATGCTTGAATACCTGGATGGTGTAAGGGAATCCAGAGCAGGTGTATCCCGTATGTCTCAGGGCATGAATGAGAATGCATTAACATCGCATACAACCGCTACTGCTGTAAATGCTGTAATGACTGCTGCACAAAGCCGTGTAGAACTTATAGCTAGGAACTTTGCAGAAACTGGTGTGAAAGACTTAATGCGTACTATATACGAACTGTTATTAAAGTATCAGGATCGTGAACGTGTTGTTATGCTGCGTAATAACTGGATTCCTGTACGACCTGACGCATGGAATGACAAGTATGACTGCACTGTAAGTGTTGCACTGGGTAGTGGGAATAAAGATCAGCAGATGATGCACCTGTCTCAGATGTTATCGTTTGCCGGTGAAGCAATGAAAGGTGGATTACCTATTGTCAACGTACAGAATATGTACAACTTAGGTGCTGCACTTGTTAAGGCAATGGGATTCCAGAATGTAGATGATTACTTAACTAATCCTGCAATGATCCCACCACAGCCTCCACAACCATCCCCAGAACAACAGATGGCTCAAATGGAGATGCAGGTGAAGCAGAAAGAACTAGAAATTAAATCCGCTGAAGTCCAGTTAAAAGCTCAGAAACTTCAGCAGGATGCTCAGAAAGATGCTGTAGACACGCAACTTAAAGTTGCAGAACTCAAGTTAGAATCACAACAGAACAGACCTGTCGCTATAGGAGCAACGTAAATGCCAATCAGAAAGAAGCCAGGGCCAAAAGGTGGTTTCGTAGCCACTTATGGTGGTGTAACTAGAAATTTTAAGACTCGCGCTGCTGCCGAGAAGTGGGCTAAAAAGTATAAGAATCCGAAGCGAACGAGTCGGGTGTATTAAATTTGGACATACAACAAAGAGAGGAACACGCTAAACGCCTCCTCAACGATGAGTTACTACAAGAAGCATTTGATACTTTAAGAGAAGATTTAATGAGTCGCTGGTCACACAGTGGTTCGACAGATTTGCAAGCCAGAGAATCTATATGGCTTGCAATAAGACTGCTTGAAAAAATTGACGGTCATCTAAAGTCCATAGTTGAAACTGGACACATGGCTAAAATGATGGAAAAGCAACACCCGTATATCTGATAGAGGAATTTAATTATGGCGGACAAGCAACCAGCCCCGCAAGCACACGAAGAACAAACGCAACCCGGCAGTATATGGGAAGCACAAGAGGCAATACTCAAGATCGAGGAATCCGAAAGGGAAACTCCAGAAACTGAGGAAGCCACACCTACTGAAGAGGAAGAGTCTCAACCCGTAGAGGAAGACAAATCATTTGAAGAGGAGTCCGAAGAGGAAGAAGAGCCGGAAGGCGAAGAAGAATCTGAGGAAACCGATGAAGAAGCTGAAGAGGAACTACTGTACGCTGTCAAAGTAGATGGTGGAGAACAGGAAGTAACCCTTGACGAGCTTATGAAAGGCTATTCACGCCAATCGGATTACACCAAAAAGACGCAAGAGTTGGCAGAAGGTCGAAAAGCTATTGAACAATTATATGGTCAATATAACTCTGAGATCGGAGCATTACAACAGGAGCGTCAGCAGTACATAGCAGCTTTATCACAAGTTGTACAACATTCTTTATCTGGATTAGAGCAGTATAATAGTATTGATTGGGAAACACTCAAACAAGAAGACCCCATTGAATATTTTTCCAAGCGTGACGAGCTTCAGCAAAGGCAAGCCCAGTTAGCGGCTAACCAACAGCAGATGGAGCAAGCTCAGTACCAACAGAATGCTCAAGTCCAGGCTCAACGTGAGGAAAGGCAAGGTAAAATTGCCAACTATCACATGGCCCAGCTAGAAGAAAAACTACCTGAGTGGAAAGACCCAGATCAGAAAACAAAGATTTGGAATGAAGCTAGGGAGTTTGCTCTATCCCAGGGTTATGCAGAGAATGAGTTTGATTCACTCTTAGATCACAGACATTTATTAATTCTGTTAAAAGCCAAGAAGTATGATGACTTACAGGGTAATGATATCTCATCTAAGAAAGTTAAGAACAAACCTAGAGTTGTCCGTGCTGGTTCTCCTAGAGGGAAGCAGGATAGTGATAAAAAGAAACGTACTGTTAAAATGAAGCGTCTACAAAATACGGGCCATGTCGATGATGCGGCTTCTATTTTGGAAGATATGTTTAATTCTTAACAAGGAGATAAATAAATGGCTATTGCTACAAATACGTCACTAACGTATAGTTCCGTAGCGATTCGTGAAG